TGCATCGTGGGATGGAACTAACTTTTTACGTCATATGCGTATAGATGACACAGGCGACATCAGCTTCTACGAGGACACAGGCACAACTGCTAAGTTCTTCTGGGACAGTTCCGCTGAACGGCTTGGGTTAGGTACTACTTCGCCTACTGCGCCTTTACATATTGAAAGGACAGGCAGTGTTGGTATTCAGATTACAAGCACCAATAGCTCTGATACATATATAAACTTTGGGGATTCAGCAGATACTAATGCTGGTCTTATAACATACGAGCATGATAATAACGCCTTTGCTTTCCGAACCAATGGCTCAGAACGCCTCCGCATCGACTCATCAGGCAACTTGTTGGTGGGTACTACTGATGATGTAGTTTGGAACAATAGTGCAAACAGTGCGGCTGATAATGGACATAACTTGCGTGATGATGGTAGAGCAGGCTTTGCTTTCTACAGTGCCACAGCAAATGCTAACGCTACAGTAAACATCAACCGTACAGGTTCAGATGGTGACTTAATAAGACTTTTCAAGTCAGGCACAAAGGTAGGTAGTATTAGATCTGAAGGTGGCGACATTGTATTTGGTAATGACACTAGAGGTTTAAAGTTTAGAGATAGTGATGTTATTCCACGAGACATGGACAACACAACGGCTGATGGTGTTGTTTCATTAGGTTCTAGCACATCTCGCTTTAAAGACCTCTACCTCAGTGGTTTTACCCGTTATAACACAGAAGTTTACGTTGGTGATGGGGCTTCTATATCTGGCAGTTATGCAGCTAATGACTTGTTGTTACACACAGACAACAATCCTATTGTGTTTAGACCTAACGGCACAGAAGCCGTGCGCATAGACGCATCAGGTAATGTTGGTATTGGGACGAGTTCACCTAACGCTATTGCTGATTTGCACGTTGCAGACAATTCCGATGCACGTATCTGGTTAGACGCAACCTCAGCAGACACGATGGAACTTTACTCAGGCACTGGCGTTGGGATGTTTAACAGGTCAAACAGCCACTTAATACTAGGCACTAACAACACAGAACGTATGCGCATTGACTCGTCAGGCAATGTTGGTATTGGGGCGAGTTCTCCTAGCAACCAATTACACCTACAAAAGTCTGCCGATACTGGAATAGTAATAGAAAATTCTGCCTCGTCTAATGCAACCCTCAGTTTATTGGCAACAGGTGCAGGTCGAGTACGAAGCAGTGGAACTTTAATTTTCGATACAGGCGGTGCTACAGAACGTATGCGCATAGACTCATCAGGCAAAGTTGGTATTGGAGATAGCACCCCAACTGCTAGATTAGACATTGGAGGTATGGCGGCAGGTGAAGTTGGTTTACAAATTACAAGCCCACGTAATGATGCTATATCAACAGGGCTTGCTTATATAAATGTAACAGACAGCGTTGCTCCATTTAGTGCGTTGACTATTGACCATAATGGTACTGGAAAACTTATTGAGTTTCGTGATGGTGGTACACTATCAGGTGTTATTTTTAAGAAAGCCGACCAATTATGTATTGGCGTACATGATACTAACATTAGGTTCTTAGATTCATCTGACTCAATTATACCTGTGCATAGTGGTGGTGATGGTAGAAATGACTCTATAAGTTTGGGTACAAATGGTGCTAGATTTAAGAATGGCTACTTCTCAGGAAGTCTATACGGCGATGGCTCTAACCTAACAGGTGTTGGCGGTAGTACAACCCGTGGCGATGTTGGTACTTATACTGTAGGTGCTACGTCTAATAGTAACAGCACAGCTATAGCGGCTGGAGCTACTGCGGCAGGTAATACGCTTGTAACAGATTACTATAGCTTTTATCACCAACGACCATTAGCTACAGATTTTAATGGTTCAACAAGTTGTGGTCTTTCAGGTACATGGAGAAACATGGGCGGTACGGCTACAGGTGCGCAGTTTGGTGTAAAATCGCCAACACTTTGGGTCAGAATATCTTAACAATAGGAGGCGTTTATGCCAACAATAACAATAACAGAAGTGCGTAACGCACAATCGCTTAACACAGAAAATACGGCATTTAATGTAGAGATTAACCATCCAGAATATGATTGGATACCTTACACACTAAGCCCTGATGATACAGATATGACTGTAGACAACAGCGTATTGCTTGAACTTATAGGCTCAGATTTCGAGGCTTATGTAGCACCTACTCAAGAAGAACTAGATGCAGAACTAGCGGCAGGTCTTAGGGAGCAACGTAACCAAAAATTAGTAATGGAAGTAGACCCTATAGCTGGTAACGCTTTACGTTGGGCGGCACTTACATCCGCAGATAGAGAAGCGTGGGCAGATTATAGAGAAGCATTATTAAATATTACAGATCAAGTAGGATTTCCTCACGATGTAATATGGCCAAACAAACCAGCATAAGGATAAAAAATGCCAAACACACACATATGGTCTATCGCTGACCTAGAGCGAAACACATCTAATGATGGAGTAACAATAGCACACTGGCGTTGCGAAAGCACAGATGAAACAAACACTGTATCAGCATATGGAACTACAAGTCACACGCCTAATCCATCGGACTCTGACTTTATTCCTTACGCTGATTTAACAGAAACAAAAGTATTAGAATGGGTACACGAACAAGTAAACAAAGCTGATACTGAAGCGGCAAATGATGCTAAGATAGCTGAACTTGCAAACCCAACATCCACAACTGGGATGCCTTGGTAATTTTAACTTAAATAAAGGAGATCAAAATGGCTGAAGATAAAAAGGTTATTACGATTGATAATAAAGAATACACTGAAGACCAACTAACTGACAACCAGAAGGTAATCATAAACCACCTTCACAGTTTAAGTCAGAAGATTGCTTCTGCTGAGTTTAACCTAGACCAACTCAAGGTAGGCAAGGAAGCATTTGTAACCATGCTAAAAACAGAAATGGATGCACCCACCGAAGAGGTGGCGGCTGAATAAATCAAGGAGATAAGTAATGACGCAAGAAGGTTGGCACTTATCAAAGAGTGTACCAGCAACACTTCTATTAGGGCTTATTACACAAGCGGCGGCGATTGTATGGACGGTATCGATGATGATGTCCGACATAGACCGCAATACACAATCAATTAGCTCAGTAACTATGAGACTAGGCGAAGTAGAAGATAACGTCCACAGTCAAGCAATAGCAACAGCTAGGATTGACGAGAACATTAAAGCAATTCGTAATGCTGTCGAGAAGATGGCAGATAGGAATAACTAACATGAAACTAGACCCTCTCGGCGGTATCGTCGAAGGTCTTGCTTCTGGTTTAGATGAATTATTTACAAGTGATGAAGAGCGTGAGGCCGCTAAGTTAAAGTTAATGACTTTGATGCAACAGCCTCACATTCTCCAAGCGGCGGCAAATATTGAGGGTGCAAAACATCGTTCAGTGTTTGTCGCTGGTTGGCGACCAGCTATCGGCTGGATAGCGGCGTGTGGCCTAGCTTATGAATTTTTAATCTTACCATTCGCAAGCCTAATAAACGCATATGCAGAATTACCTGCAGAACTACCACATCTACAAAGCGAACAACTTATGAGCCTTGTCATGGCCTTACTAGGACTTGGTGGCATGAGAAGCTTTGAGAAATATAAAGGAGTGTCCAAGTGACTGAGAAACAACTCTTAGAACTACTACACAAAACTTTAGCAGAGAACTTACTAGCACGTATACAAGACCCTGATGCAAAATCAGCAGACCTTAACGTTGCCCGTCAGTTCCTAAAAGATAACCATATAGATGCACTTCCAGCGGACGGTAGCCCACTAGCAGACCTAGTTAAGACACTACCAGACTTTAACGATGAAGATGCAGATTTATCAGAAATGCGACCTAATTAATATATGTTTACATCCACAACCTCGTTGGGTGTTCCTGTAAAACAAGACCCTTTAAGTGACTTTAGGAAATTCTTGTTTGTTTGTTGGCAACACCTCAACCTTCCCGACCCTACCCCAGTTCAATATGATATAGCTAAACACATACAACATGGCGATAAGCGTATCATTGTAGAAGCCTTTAGGGGCGTAGGGAAATCATGGATTACTTCAGCCTACGTTGTGTGGTTGTTGTATATGAACCCTCAACTTAATATCTTAGTTGTATCAGCATCTAAAAACCGTGCTGATGATTTCACAACATTTACTCTTAGATTAATAAACGAGATGCCAATATTACAGCATCTTATACCAAGGACAGATCAAAGACAGTCTAAGATTAGCTTCGATGTTGGCCTAGCGGCGGCTTCACACGCACCATCAGTAAAATCTGTAGGTGTTACAGGACAGCTTGCAGGGTCACGCGCAGACGTATTGATTGCAGATGATATCGAAGTACCTAACAACTCAGCCACACAGGGCATGAGAGATAAACTCTCTGAAGCTGTGAAAGAATTTGACGCTATCTTAAAACCTAATGGACGCATCATATATCTTGGTACACCACAGAACCAAGAAAGCTTATATAACAAACTACCTGATCGTGGTTATAGTGTAAGAATATGGCCTGCTAGATATCCTAATGAAGACCAGTTGGTTTCTCTAGGTAACAAACTAGCTCCTAAGATTAAAAAAGAGATTGCAGATGATGCAGAACTACTAGGAAAATCTACAGACCCCCAGCGTTTCACTGACTATGATTTAGCAGAACGAGAGGCATCCTACGGACGGTCAGGATTTGCTCTACAGTTCATGCTAGATACAAGACTCTCAGACGCCGAAAGATACCCCCTGAAGGTCTCTGACTTGGTTGTCATGGACATACCCACCAGCGAAGCTCCAGACAAGGTTGTATGGGCTTCTGGTGAGCAGTATGTCGTACAAGAATTACCCAATGTAGCCTTCAATGGAGACTACTATCACAAGCCTATGCACATATCAGAACAATTCGAAGAATATAGCGGTTCAGTTATGTCTATTGACCCTTCTGGTAGAGGTAAGGATGAAACAGGTTATGCTGTCGTTAAGATGCTTAATGGTTTCCTATATGTCCGCAGATGTGGTGGAGTAGACGGTGGGTATTCTGAAGAAGCCCTGCAGAAACTTGCTATGATTGCTAAAGAAGAACAGGTTAACGAGATAATCGTTGAGAGTAACTTTGGTGATGGTATGTTTAATCAGTTGATGACACCCATCCTAACTAAGATACATCCTGTTACATTGTCTGAAGTTAGACATAATACACAGAAAGAGAAACGTATTATAGACGTTCTTGAACCTGTGATGAACCAACATAAGCTAGTGGTAGACAAAAAGCTTATCAAACAGGATTACGAGAGTACACAACATCTCCCACCTGAGTCATCTCTGAGATACCAGCTTATGTATCAGATGACACGGTTAACTGCAGAACGTGGAGCGTTATCTAACGATGACCGCTTAGATAGTTTAGCAATGGCTGTACAATACTGGGTGGATGCTATGGCACAAGATGCAGAACAACGCATTGGTGCTAGAAGAGAAGAAGTATTACGTAACGAAGTCGATAAGGTTCTACAGTCAGCCTCAATGGGTCTGGCAGTTATTACAGGACATATAGCAGACGGTACAGGTAAAGGTATGAAGTGGTAACACTTCGGGTTTGCTCTAAGTGATTAAGTTGCACTATAGAGCTAACCCCCTGTATACCCCTATAGGATACTATAGGATATCTATAGGTATCTATAGGATATCTAAAGACCAGAGATAATAGGTTACTACGGGTTAGTCGTCGTAGGTAATCCTCTCATTAAAGTATAAAGACTATGAAGAATATGATAATAGATATGATGGTAAAGCTGTATTCCCGTAACAAGTTCCATAGGAATGCTATGAAAGCTATAAAAGAACTAAATGAATGTACTGATAGAGAGCTATCTGACATGGGTATCAATAGATACGAGATCAGACATAAGGTTTACTCTGGGTATCCTAAATAATTTCGGTAGAAAAATCTGAAGTGGTATACGTAAATCACCGAACGCAAAAATCCCCCTGCCCGATTGACACTCTAATTATTGTGGGTGCGCGATGGTTTGCACCATTATTTACACCACACCACCAATTCATTCAATATAGGTGGGGGATGGCAACAGTTATCTAGATTGTTACCACCTCTTTTTTACTAGGTTTCAAAAGGCCACGCCAAGAATTGAAAAGCTTTGCCTGTTTTTGCTTTCTCTACTGTTTTGAAATTCTACAGACAACCAACAGAAACCAACAGAAATCCAACCACAACCACAACCAAGGTCAACAGGCAACCATAAGACTATTATATAACTAAAGACACCATAAGATATTACAGCCCTTTTAGAGGGCTTTTTTACCGTCGTGTCTCTATTGTTTTTTAATTAATTAATAATTGGTGTAAATTAACTGTTTACAATCTAATCGTTATCGCGTATTAATCTATTAATGTTAATTTAATATAAGGAATTTTTAATCATGTATACTTACCAAGTCACATTCAACACTGGCAAAAAATCAACAAGCTTAAATAAATGTACAAGCTTGAAAACATTAAAACAGCGTTACTTTAATTATCTTAATGGTTTTGGAAAAGGCCTAACAGTTATTGAAGTTATCGTTTTCAAACATAAGAAAATCCACAGCTACAGAAATGAAGCTTTTGAAATTGATAATAATAAAAATGCTGATCTACATAACTTAATATTCAATCTGTAGTTAGTTTTAACATCAGCATCAACAACTGGTGCTGATTGTAGAATTAACCAACTAACCAAACAAAGGAAATCTTAAAATGTTAAACGATATGACAAAAACAATCTTCACAATCATATTACTTATTATGATGGGTGCAACTACAGTATTATGCATTGCCGCTGGTGCTTTAGGTGTTGCTGGTGGTGTTATGGCAATTATTTGCGCCGCTATCATCTTAATAAACGAACATTAATTAAATCTAACCATTAAATCATACTAACTAGGGAAATAATAAAATGACAAAAGCAATCGACACAATGCAAGAAATCACAAACAAAGTAATTTCATTAATGGAACAACACGGTACAGATTGGTCTAAACCTTGGCGTGATAGTGCTAGGGCTGTTGGTAATCCTATCAGTGCCAAGAAACGTGAATATACTGGCATCAACTTTTTAAACCTTGGATTTATTACAGCAATGTCTGGCTATAAATCACCAGTATTTGCCACTTTTAAACAATGGAAATCTTTAGGTGCTACAGTAAATAAAGGTTCTAAAGGAACTCATGTTCTATTCTACACAACTTTAAAAATTAAAGATAAAGTTACTGGTGAAGAAAAATCAATTCCATTCCCTAAAACTTATGTAGTTTTTAACGCTGATCAAGTTACTGGCTGGGACGGTTCGTGGCTTGAAGAAACTGACAGCGAATTAGATGGCGTTCAAGATTGGAATGATATCAAAACCGCTGATCAATTTATTGCTAAGTTACCAGCCAAGATTGAATACAAACCACAAAATCAAGCATTCTATTCACCAGCTCAAGATATTGTTGTTTTGCCAGAGCGTCACCAGTTCAAAAACGCATCTGGATTTTATGGAACTGCACTTCATGAGTTAATCCACTGGACAGGCCACAGTTCACGCCATGATCGCTTTAAATCATATGGCAAGTTTGGTGATAAAGATTATGCATTTGAAGAGCTGGTCGCTGAGTTAGGTAGCGCGATGTTATCCAATACACTCAAGGTTGATAGCGAGCCACGCGCTGACCATGCAAAGTATCTTAATAGCTGGATTAAGTGTCTTAAATCAGACCCCAAAGCAATCACCAAAGCCGCCGCTTTATCTCAAAAAGCTTGCACATATTTAACAGAGGCCGCCGCCTAGGAATGCATCGGTTAACCCATCGGAGACGGTGGGTTTGCCCGTGCAATTCAGCGCGATTTAAAAAAGGAAAAATTAAAATGCAAGAAGTTACTTTTGAAGAATTCACAACAGATAGTATTGTTTGGGATATCGACACAAACCTCGCTGACGGTAGCGACAAGAATATCGAACGCGCCGCTGATGGTGTTTATGGTGTTTGGTTTAATTCAGAATGTTTTTACGCCGCCGCTGTAACAATTAAAGACGGTAGAATTAACAAACAAGAACTCAAGAAAGCTGTGGCAAAGCATCTTTATCTTAATGACCTATGGCATAGATTTATCGAAGTAATTGAAGTCCAGCGATACGAAAACAAACCAACAGGAAATCTCAACGTCTTTTTAGGTAGCTGATTGTTTCGGTTAGCTCACTGTCAATCAGTGAGTTTGCCCATGCAATCAAGCATGAATTGAAAGGTAAATTTAAAATGATGAATAGCGAAATTTTATTATCAACAACTACAATCGACAGCACTGACAGCTTTAAAGAATATGCTCAAGGAGTTGAAGCTGTCTATGAGTTAATTAGTAAACCAGATTTCTCATTGAAAGAAGCTTACGAAAGTTTTCGCTTTGACCCTGCTGACAGCTATTTTACTCAGGGATATTATGACGCTGTAACTCATGAGCTAGAGAAAACTATTAGCTAATGTTTAGTCACGTCTTGTCAGTGTTCTTACTACAGATGTTTGGAAAACAGGAAGACCAAACAAAAGTAGTAAGGACAGATCAAAAACATATCCCAATGTGGAAGCCAGAATACAAAGGAGAAGAGCCACCATTTTAGGATTAAAAGTTTAGGTTGAAAATAAATGCGTAAACGTATAGAAACCTTAACATCCTACTAACCATTTCATATCCATAGGGATTGAGAGCAGTAAATGTTAATTGAATAGGAATAATGAATTACAATGAGACTAGAATTTGACTGTGGACTAACCACAAATGGTAACAAACGAGTATCAAAAAGATATTGCATAACCCAAAATACTTGGTATGGTAAATCTATTGAACTACGTGCCTTTAATATTATAATAATAATCGACTTGATATATAAGAAAAAAGGACTAGAGAAAAAACATGAAAAATAGGAATAAAAGCATCGACCACGGCGGACACTCAAGGCCAGTGTCTTCATGGTGTAACCCCTTCACTGGACCACCTAAAATGAACCTAATTAGAATGATGAACTGGTGGACTAATAATAACTATGCTCTACCGAAATATTGGATAAGTTTAAAATGCAATCCAGTGTGATTGGCATTTAGAAGAGAAAGAAAAATGAAACAATTAAATAATGTCGTTGAAGCTTTAAACATAATGGCTGATTTATATTACAAATGTACAGTAAATCACGCACGAGTTTTTCTATATGTTGCCGCCCACCGCGATGAGATAATTGAAACAAGAGACTTAGTAGCTATTTTAAATATAACTCAATCTAGTTTAAACAGAACAATTAGATCAATGGCTCATAGGTCATACCTAAAAGAAGAAGGTTTAGGTATATTAGAATTAAAGACTTCGCCAGAAGATGAACGTCAGCGAATAGTTACTTTAACACCTAAAGGACTTGAGTTGGCTATGAGAATGGAGAGTAAAATCTATGGAAAATAATCAAGCCATACCCAAAGGAATCATACAGCGCGGTAGAAAATACCGCGTTTCAGTTATGGTTGAGGGTACAAGACAGACTGCAACCTGTAAAAATTTAGTCGAAGCTATCTCAGTTTTAGAGAGATTTAAGCGAGGATTATTAACAGGACATATAGTTAATTATTCTACTTGGAATGTCTCAACAGCTTGGGATAATTATATTAGATATCGAGTTGAGATTGCCCCTAATTCTACAGGCAACCCAAAGAAATTTAATTGGTATGGCAAAATGATAATGAATTACTTTGGTAAAACTACATCATTGGATATGCTAACAGAAGCTAACGTTTCTTCTTTCTTTGATTTTCTAACCACTAAGAAGAAATACTCAGCTAGTTGTACAAACTATCTAGGCACATTAGTTTATCAAATGCAGTTGTTTGCTCACAAGAGAGGCCACCTATCAACGACACCTGTTAGAATGGAAAGCCGCAAGTTAACTAAAGGACGCATTAGATTTGTGACTGCAGAAGAAGAACTAAAAATTCTCGATTGGTATAATACTACTGGTCGAGAAGATGATGCAGATTTAGTTGTATTCTTTTTAGATACAGGCATGAGAAAATCCGAAGGTCTCAGGTTAACCTTTAACGATATAGATTTTAAGACAGGTCGCATATCAATCTGGCAAACTAAAACAAACTACCCACGATCTATCAAAATGTCAGCGCGTGTCAGAACTATTCTAATGGGTCTCAGGCTACGTGTTAACGGTAATGATAGGAGAGTATTCGGACACATAGCTGAGAAGCGTTTCTACAGGAATTTCTGGGAGATGAGAGATGCTTGTGGGTTTGGTAAGGACTTAGTTATTCATACCTTCAGACACACCTGTTGCACTCGTTTACTAGGAGCTGGTGTAGACATCCGATCAACTCAAGAATGGATGGGTCATTCGGATATTTCTATGACACAACGCTACGCTCATTTCATTCCAAGTAAGCTTGATGATGCAGTCGAAGCATTGGATAGTTTACAAAATACAGACACCAATTTAGAAGGAGATAACATCACATTATTTAACCCTCGCAGGGCTTAAAATAAAATGGTGTAAACTGGGTGCAAAGTGGGTGCAAACCTACACCAGTAGTTTAGAAATATACAGGTTATACAATGGGTTACGCATTGTTAGTAGGATAATAAACAGAAACCTTCACTATTCCCTGTATATCCATAAACGATTAGAAGCCCATATTAATATAGGTATTTCCTACATTTTATGGGTTTCTTTTTCATATTATTCTATGCGTTATCGAGTACAAAACGTACACGCATCAACAATAATTTTGCACCATTACACCAGCACCTGCACCACCACCACTTTAACCAATGAAAACAAGGGCTTGTAATTAGGTTGCACTCTAGCACCGCAAGACCCTCCAACATACTAAAGGATACTACAGGATGACCAACGATCTGTACCGAGTACAAGAAGAGCTAGAACAAGAAGCTAGAACATTAACAATCAAGAGATTTGAAGAGGAACTAAAAGATAAAATAGAACGAGGTGACGAATCATCTACCTACTATGGGAACACTGTAATGAAGCGTTCTATCGAGAGTGTTATTGAAGGCATCCATGATGTCTATGAAGAAGCTGAACAAGGTAATGCAGGTAGACGTTCATCTGCAGTAGCCATGATGAAACTATTTAAACCAGAAATCCTAGCTTTCTTTACTGCTAAAGTAATCATGGATAGGATATCTAAGAAAGCAATCTTACAGGATATGGCTATCAATGTGGCTCAGTATCTTGAGGATGAACTAAGGTTACAATCTTTTGAAGAACAAAAACCTTACCTGTTGAAATCAATTCAGAACAATAAAGAAACTACACGTTCACGAAAGAGAACTGAAATCATAGCGGCATACAACAGATACTGTGAGGAGTGGGTTGGCTGGACTAAGGACGAGAAGACACACCTTGGAACTAAACTAATTTATATATTCCAAGAGCGTACAGGATTTATCGAACTGGTTATGAAAAAGAAAGAGCGCTCTAACAAAGCTTTATATAACGTTGTACCTACACAAACAGTCGTGGATTTTATCGAAAAAAATAAGAACGCCGCTTCACTTATGCAACCTATATTTCAACCGATGGTTGTACCGCCGATGGATTGGACAAGCCCCTTCTCTGGTGGATACCTAACACACTACACCCCTCGCCTTCCCTTAATTAAAACAGGTAATAGAAATTATCTAAAGGAACTAGAGAACTTAGGTGATGAATTGAAAGATGTTTATGATGCAGTAAACACAATTCAGAAGACACCTTGGGCAATCAATAAGTTTGTATTGAAAGTGTTCCAGCAAATCCACGATAACGGTATTCCTGTAGGCAACCTACCACCACAAGAGGATATGCAGAAACCACCTTCACCTCTACAGTTTGACCGTGATAGTTCTACGTTGACCGATGAAGAGAAAAAGAAGTTCAAAGATTGGAAAAG